ATATCATTCTTGCAGGCACTGGCGTCGGTAAATCTTTGTTCATGTGTCATTGTGCAGCAGCAAATCTGACTCTAGGCAAGAATGTGTTATACATTACACTTGAGATGGCCGAAGAACGAATTGCAGAAAGAATTGACGCAAATCTATTGAATATTGATTTAGATAGACTCATCAGCATACCAAAAGATGTTTACATTAAAAAGATTGAGAAGCTTAAAGAAAAAACTTTGGGTAAGCTTATCATCAAAGAATATCCAACGGCATCAGCTAACGTGTCTCACTTCAGGCATTTGTTGAACGAATTGAAACTCAAAAAACAATTCATGCCTGACATTATCTATATCGACTATCTGAATATTTGCTCATCGTCTAGAATCAAACAAGGCTCTAACGTAAACTCATACAGTTACATCAAAGCAATTGCAGAAGAATTGCGAGGTCTTGCTGTAGAGTTTGGCTTGCCCATCGTATCAGCAACACAAACAACAAGGTCTGGCTATTCTAACTCTGACGTTGAATTGACTGACACTAGCGAATCATTTGGTCTTCCAGCAACAGCAGACTTCATGTTTGCACTTATCTCTACAGAAGAATTGGCCGAACTCAATCAGATCATGGTAAAGCAATTGAAGAATCGATATAGCAATCCAGACACAAACAAACGATTCGTGATTGGTGTTGACAGGGCGAAGATGAAACTATATGATGTCGAACAGTCTGCACAGAATCATATCTCAGACAGTGGGCAGAGCCAGAACGATTCTCCGGCTTTCGATAAGAGCAATTTCGGCAATCGTATGAGAAAAGAAAGGAATTTTGACGGCTTTAAAGTCGCTTGACAAGGCAAACAAACTGTGCTATCATAGTAAAGATAGGAGATCATAGTGCTAATCTATTGCCAAACTCGACCTGATAAAAAGCGTAAATCGCCGACCAAGAAAGAAGCAGAGGCTTACAATCAATGGTTGCAATCTCTGCCGAAAAGCTTGTCTGGCAAACCAACGACCATCAAGAAAAGTCCGTCTATGTCTCAGACAAAACCATATCGACGAGAAACACCCAGCATCCCTAGCAAGCAGGACACGGTTCTCGGCGCCTGTACCAACACAGGAATCATGAAAAACTTTCACAAAATGTCGAAAGAAGATCGAGATATTGTACAAAAAGTGTCCGAGTGTGTGGCTCCAATGCACAAAGGCAATCTAGTCTATGTGACGCCAGGCATCAATCCGGCTGGTTTGGGCCGCAAGAACGAAGTTCTCTAAGTTCAAGCACTCAAGTATTATAAATAGGCCTGTCACATGACAGGCTTTTTTATTTCAAAGATGATAAAATTTAAAGAATTCATATCAGAGCAAAAAAACACGCACATGGAACATGCAGAGGATGATGTTCTCAATGGCGGAGTCGAAGGCACACGAAACAGCATCAATGCACTAAGGGCAGTGCGTGATATGTTGGCTGGAAATTCTGACAAAAAGGTCAGCATTACAGTTAAATGGGATGGTGCTCCTGCTATTTTTGCTGGAACAGACCCAAGCGACAAAAGATTCTTTGTTGCGAAGAAAGGTGTGTTCAATAAAAATCCTAAAGTCTACAAAACAGATGCGGAAATCGATGCAGACACTTCTGGAGACCTTGCAGTCAAACTTAAAGCTTGTCTGGCTGAACTTCCAGCACTGGGCATCGATGGCGTCATTCAAGGAGACCTGCTTTTTACTCAAGCAGACTTAAAAACTGTTACGATAGATGGTGAAGAATACGTCACATTTCATCCAAACACGATTGTGTATGCAGTTCCAGCCAATAGTGACTTGGCAGAAAAGATAAAAAGAGCAAAAATTGGCGTTGTTTGGCATACACAATATGAAGGCAAGTCATTTGAGGACATGAAAGCCGTATTTGGTAGAAATATTCTCACGAAATTATTGAAAACTGATAAAGTTTGGTCCACTGATGTGGATTATAAAGACGTTTCAGGTAAAGCCACGCTAACAAGAGAAGAGACTGAACAAATCACACGCATTTTGTCTGAGGTAGGAAAAATTTTCTATAAAACAGATGCAAATGTAATGAATCACATTCGAGACAATGACGATATGAAAGTTCGTATCAAAGCTTTCAACAATGCAAAAGTTAAAAGTAAAGTAAAAATCACAGATGCAAGAAAGCACACAAACGAATTAATCAAACACTTTGAAGATTATTACGATGCAGAAATATCAAAGAAGAAAACGCCGGCAGCAAAGAAAGATTGGACAGCAAAAAAGACCGAAGCTATGAAATTTTTCAAAGGCAATAAACTTCAATTGCAAAATATTTTTAAGATTATGAGTTTACTGTCTGAAGCTAAACTAATTCTTGTTAAGAAACTGGATGAAGTGCAAAGCCTAAATACTTTCTTGAAGACTAATCGAGGCTATGAAGTAACCGGCGTAGAAGGATATGTTGCCATTGATCATTTATCGGGAAGGGCAGTTAAATTAGTTGACAGAATGCAATTCAGTTACGCAAATTTTTCACCAGACGTTATTAAAGGATGGCAAAGATAAATGGCACAATTTAACAAAAACACGCATCAATACCTCGATCAAGCAAAAACACTTTTTGAAGTTGTGATGCTTGCCGACCAATACGGCAATCGTGTTGGTCCAGCAAATCCAACGGGTGTTGCAGTTGACGCATTTGGTAGAGCCAGAATGTCAACACCATTGACGCTCTTTGATTCTTCACATAGATACAAAGACAATGGATTGTGGTCTACAGCAAACACCGCAAACTCAACAGTCGCCTTTTCTTCGAATGAGGGTCTGATCAATCTAACTTTAACAAATGGCAATGCTAACAATGAAGTTGTTCGTGAAACAACAAAGGTTATGTCTTATCAGCCTGGTAAGTCCTTGCTCATTCTGAACACTATGGTTATGGGCGCACCAAAAGAAAATCTTAGACAACGTGTTGGATACTTTGGTGCAAACAATGGAATTTTCTTAGAACGATCTGGAAACACAATTAGTTTTGTTGAAAGGTCTAATGTAACTGGCGCCGTTGTTGATACACCAGCAGTTCAGTCTAGTTGGAACTATGATAAATTAGATGGTACAGGCCCCTCACAGTTAACATTGGATTTAACAAAGGCGCAAATCTTCTGGTCAGACATCGAGTGGCTTGGTGTAGGTTCAGTCAGATGTGGATTTGTAATCAATGGTCAACTAATTCACTGCCATTCATTTCATCATGCAAACTATGTAGATGCAACATATATCACAACAGCATCATTACCATTACGATATGAAATCAAAAACGTGGGCGCAGTTTCAGGCGGCAGCACACTCAAACAAATTTGTTCATCGGTTGTAACTGAAGGTGGCTATGAGTTGCGTGGTGCTCAACAAGCGATAGGTACACCAGTACAGACACCTAAAAGTTTGGCGACAGCAGGAACGTACTATCCAATAGTATCACTTCAATTAAAATCAACGAATCTCGATGGAATTGCTATCCTTACAGCACTTTCAATTCTTGGAATCAATAGTAACCCCTGTTCAGTTGCATGGAGAGTAATTCGAAATGGTACATTAACTAGTCCATCATGGACACCAGGCAGTGCTGATGGTTCAGTAGAGTATGATACATCTGCGACAGGTATTAGTGGTGGTACCATATTAGCTCAAGGTTATATTGGTATTACTAACCAGGCATCACAAACAATTGATGTTCTTAAAGAAGCGTTGTTTAAGTTTCAATTGCAGCGAAATGGGTTAACAAGCACTCCAGAACCTATTACAATAGCAATGTCTGCTTCTGTAAATAGTGTTAGTGCTCTTGCTTCAATGGATTGGGAAGAAATAACGAGGTAATCCCTACCTAGGAGGTTCCCGGCTGGACACTTTTATGTATAAAAATAAGAATTTCTAGAAAAGAGGAAATCCGATGGCAGCATCAGAAGGCGTAGACTTAGAATGGGCAATTGTTGAATATTCGCGCATCAAATTGAACAAACAACGTGCAGTAACCAAGACGTATTCTGCTAAGATCAAACAGCAAGCGGAACAATGCGTTGAACACATCTTCAAAAAGATGGGCAAGACTTTTGATATCTACCATTCGGACGAAGACGTTCCTGGTATAGGATCGATCTATGCAAAACCTGAACCAAAGACAGACATTTGCATTTTTACCAAGAGTAAGAAGTATTTTGTGTCAGTCAAAATGGAAGGCGGCATTCAATTAGCATCTGGACAAGGTGCATCAACAGCAGAATTGTTTGAATCGGCAGCCGACTCACTTAAAAATCCTGCACAGAAAAAAGTATTGTCTTCAATTGTCAAAGAACTCAAGACAATGCCTACGAGATTGCTTTCAATGGGAAATTACGACAGAATTATCTCTGAAGGTAACGAAAAAATCATCAATGAGTTTATCAAAAAAGGTAAAATCATTCAAGACAAGAGTTATGAATACTGGCTTGAGAACAATAAGCCGCATCTTCTAGGCGCATTGCTGAAATTTGTGAAAGCAAATAACGATTATTATGACGCTATCATCTATGAAGCGTTAACAGGACAGAAAACTCTGAGTCAATTCAAGGGCGCGGTTGCAAATTCGATCATTTCACCGTCAGGATTCTATGAAATTGACGATTCTTATGTGCAAAAACTCAAACCAAAGATCAAAATGGACCTCAGAGCGAAGTCTAGAGGCGGTATTTCATCAATTGCCTTCAGAATTGAGACTAAAGGAAGCGTTTAATATAAATACAATAGTCTCGCAGTTAGGTTAAGACAAACCTGCGGTTTTGGATCAGTCTAAGGAAAACTCCATGAAAAAAACAGTAGTATTCTCATTTGGTAGAATGAATCCCATGACGAATGGGCATGAAAAGTTAGCCGACAAGATTAAGTCGGAAGCATCGAAGCGCAACGCCGATGCAAAACTCTACCTATCTCATAGCACAAATCCAAAAAAAGACCCACTTGACCATGCAACAAAGGTAAAGTTTGCCAAGAAGGCATTCGGACCTATGGTGCAGAACTCAAATGCAAAAGTTATTTTTCAGGTTCTTGAAGAACTCAACGGCAAATACGACAACATTGTAATGGTTGTCGGTAGCGATAGAGTCCAAGAATTTGATAACATCATTAAGAAGTATAACGGAAAAGGCGACTACGAATTTAAGTCGATTGAAGTCATTTCAGCAGGCGAACGTGATCCAGACGCAGAAGGCGTTACTGGTATGTCGGCATCAAAGATGCGTGGCTTTGCGTCAGCAGATGATTTAGAGAATTTTAAAAAAGGCGTGCCATCAAAACTATCAGATGCAGATGCAAAAAAATTATTCGATGAGGTTAGAAAAGGTATGAACATTAAAGAAAATTCAGAATCAAATCTTACCAAAATTTCAGAAGCGTTAGAACAAAATATCGATGATATCTTTGCGTCTGAAATGTTGCCAGACTTGCAAGAGGTTCTCTCTTTGGCGGGTAGAAGAAAACGTGCAATGCAAATCAGAAGATTGAAAGCTAAGATTCAAAGATCAAGAATGTTGGCCATGAAACGATTTGCAAATGCCAAGAAATTAAATGTTCGATCAAGAAGACTTGCCACCAAGTTCTTAAAGAGAAGACTTGCTGGCGGTCGTGACTACGCATCAATGTCTGCTGGTCAAAAGCAAATGATTGACAAGAAAATTGAGAAGCTTCGTCCCGCAGTTGGCAAGATTGCTTCCCGTTTACTTCCAAGAGTTAGAAGAACAGAGACAGAGAGAAAGAAAAGCCTTTCTCAACAAAGAGAAGAATTTGATTTGAATGATTCATTCTTGAATCTTTTTGAGAAGGCAAAGTTGCCACAGGACAAAGATGTTGCTTCTAGAGAAGGCACACAGCCAACGAAATACTACAAAGGCTTAGACAAAGATACAAAGCAAAGCAGAGATGCACACTTTAAAGCGCACGATAAAAAACCTGATAGCGATCCAAGTTCATACAAAGATGCTCCAGGCGACAAAGAAGCTAGAGAAAAGGGTATGCCTGAATCAAAGCATACTAAAAGATTTAAGCAAATGTATGGTGAACAACTAGACAAGAAACAAATGGGCAGACTAGAGCAACTAGTTCGCCTAGGTCTTGCTGATAAAGCTATGCTATCTACAATTAAAAGATCACTCGACAAGATTGATAAGGGTGAGACTTTAAGCACGACAGAAAAAAATGCAACACAATCTTTACTGAATACTTTAGTGGACATGGTAACTTCTGCCGACAGTTTATTCAGACTAACAAAGACACAGGTTCAAAAAGAAGAAGTTGAGTTAATCGACGAAACCCTAAAACAAGTTACTGATAAAGAAGGTAACAAAAAATGGGCACTTGTCTCAAAGAAAACTGGTCGCGTTTTAGAATACTATGACGGTGAAGGTAAACCAAGCGATGCATGGGTTGCTAAAGTAGAACGCAGAGTGCATGCATTTGAATCATATATCGTAGAGGCTGAAGAAGACGAAGATCAAGAATCAGATGGTCTTTACATGGCACGTGTTCAGCTATCAAATCTCATCGATGACACTGAAGAAATCATAATGATGATGGAAAACATGGAAGAAGAACCAGAAGAGTGGGTTCTATCTAAGATAACATTGGCCGCAGATTACATGGCAACTGCCAGAGATTATCTAGAGTATTACACTGAAGACAACGGCGAGATGGAAGACGAGGGTGAAGAAGAGGAAGACGAAGAAGAGGAAGGTTACGAGTTTCCAGAGTATGAGGTTTACGAATGTATTGCCGATATGTCTCCAGAAGACTTTGGTGACCTCAAAGAAGAATTTATGGATCTCTTTGAAGAAATGGATGGCCTGAAGAAGAAAGCAGAGAAGTCTGGCATACCATATGGCATTCTCAAACAAGTTTACAATCGCGGAATGGCAGCATGGAAAGGTGGTCATCGTCCAGGCACAACGCCACAACAGTGGGCTTACGCTAGAGTGAATTCATTCATCACTAAAGGCAAAGGAACATGGGGTGGTGCTGATAGCGATCTTGCAGCAAAAGTCAAAGGTGGCAAAAAAGAAACCAATGAAGCATTCTCTGAGTTTGTAGAAGCTTTAGAGTATGGCACTGACGCAGCAAGAATGGCATACGCGAGAGCCACACCAGGACAAAACATTGATGTCATTACGGCAAAGTATTCTGCTGATTCAGCATTAAAATTGATGAATGATATCAATCTTCAAAGAAAATTTAAATTGTTTTCAGAAGGAAAAGAAATAACAGAAATCGATGAAGCAGTTGAATGGCATGTCGATAATAAAGTTTCTTTCTCTGAAAACGTATTTCGTGTTGGCTCAGAAAGCTACTACGATCTATACAAAAGAGTTAGAGAACTTTACGCTGAAGGTAAGATAGAACTCTCTGCTGATGACAAAATGTTAATTGAAGAAACAGACATTGGTGAAATCGCAGAGTATGAGGGACAATATGTTCCTTTAGATTGTCCAATGATCGATGAAGGAATTGCCGCAACAATCGGTGCGATGGCACACTCTGGCGAATACAAAGAAGCACTTAAAACTCTAAAAGATATTGTGACAAGAAAAAATTCTGAAGGTAAATCAGCGCACAACGTCACCTATTATGCTGCTCAAGTTGCTAAGAGCTTCAAGCACGTAGATGCAAGAAAACTTGCAGCAATGATGGAAGAATACGAAGACGAGATAGATGATTTGGATGAAGGGCTGAACATTTGGAAATACAATCCTGTTTCTGGCTTGTGGAAAATCGAGCGTGATGTAACTGATGAGACAAAAGACAAATGGCTTGAAATCTATAAAAAAGATGATCCTAAAGGCAAGTATGTTGTTTCAGCAAAAAAACCTTCGAGCAAAGCACATCTAAAAGAAGAAGATGAAAAAGATCCACCGCTCAATCAACCAAAGCGTGGTGGTCCTAAGAAATTCTATGTCTATGTAAAAGACCCATCATCAGGCAACATTAAGAAAGTTACATGGGGCGATACCACTGGGCTATCAGTAAAGATGAATGATCCAGAAGCTAGAAAATCTTTCGCAGCACGCCATCAATGCAGCACACAAAAAGATAGAACCTCTGCTGCATACTGGGCATGCAACACGCCAAGATACGCAAAGCAATTAGGACTTTCTGGTGGTGGTAATTTCTTCTGGTAAAATATGAAACCTTATTCTGACAATAGGCAATCAAAGAACGAATTCATTAGAGTCTTTGATTCAAACGTAAACGAAGAAGAATTAATCTGGCACAGAGACAGAAAAGATAGAGAGATAGTAATATTAGAAGGAAGAGATTGGAAGTTACAGTATGATAATAGACTACCAATCTCTCTAGAAGAGAATAAGGTTTATAAAATAAAAGCTGGTGACTATCACAGAATTTTAAAAGGTAACGGTAATTTAATTTTAAGAATAAAAGAAACAGGAGAGTAACATGAGAACTATGTCAAGTCTATTTAATATTTCGCCCTCTTTGCTTGAGGCAATTAAAGAAGTTCAAAAAGAAGAAAATGAGTTTCAAGCTAAAGTTCGCGCACACATGGCAAAGAAAGGTATCAAGTCTCTTGGAGAATTGACGCCTGAACAAAAGAAAAAATTCTTCAAAGAAGTCGATGCACTGCATCAGGCAAAAAATGAAGAAGTCGATCTTGAAGAAGAATCTGGTGGCGGAACAAGCGTTTCATCAACTAAAAATATTGCGGCTCAAAAGAAACGCGCGGCAATCTCACAAAAAATTGCAGACACAAAAGAGAAACACGCAAAAGAAATGGACGCCCTTAGAAGTCAAAAGTCCAACGTCAAAGAAGAATTCGACGATTCTTTTTTAGAGGAAGCTTTTTCTCCAGCAATGGTCGCTAAGTTGAAAGCAGAATATGGTAAGATTAGTGGCATCGATCCATCGAGCGACAGCTACAAAAAGTTGATTGCCATGCTTGACAAGATGGACAAGAAAGACTTGCAGACTCTTGCCGATGCGGGAATCAAGTTTGTTTCTGGGCTTGCAAGAAATCGTGTCAATCGCATGAAGAATGAAGAAGTTGTTGTTGATGAAGCAACTGGTGTCACAGATTACAATGCAAAAAGTCAAGGTGGCACAAGAAAAGAATTGCTCGCTAAATATCATAAGACTAAGAGTCCTAAAGATGCTGAGGCTGCTAGAAAAGCTGGTGCAACACAGAAAGAACTTCAAGGTGAAGAAGTAGAAATTATCGAGAGTGACGATTTAGGTCCCGTAAAAGAAATTGAACTTGAAGAAGGTAAGTCTAGCACAGGATACAATCTATATCACAAAGACTTTTCTTCAGCAATGGCACATGCATATGACTTTGCAAAGAACAAGTATGGTATTGAAGTTGATCCAGAAGAGATTGATCGTAAAGTTGCAATGGGACCTAAGAAGCCATCTTCAGGTAAAACAAATGCTTATCGTTTGTTAGACAAGACTGGCAAGAAAGCAATTCAAGTACAAGTCGCAAACCTTGACAACAAGCGTTACGAATTGAATATGTACAGCGAAGAAGTTCAATTGGATGAAGTAAAAATAGGCGATAAGGTTAGTTTTGACCATGAAATGTCATCTGCTCCAGGAAAAAAAGTTAAGAAGTCTGGAACCGTTCACAAGATCGAAGGTGACGTTGCACATATTAAAGTAAAGGACAAATATGGTGCAGTAACTCATAAGAAAAAAGTTGGCGAACTTCAAAATGAAGAGATTGACATTGAAGAGCTTGACGAAAGAGTTATCAAAGGCAAAGGCTATGATAACCCCGAGAATGAACGCAAAGCGCCTGAAGGTAAAGTGCCAACGACAAGCCTTATGCCTGGTCACAACGATAAGGCAGCAAGATTTGCGGCAATACAAGCAAAAGGCAGATTGATTAAAGGCAAAGCACAGAGTGCACCACAGAAAGAAGAAGTTGAAGTTGATGAAGCTTGTTGGGACACGCATAAACAGGAAGGCATGAAGAAAAAGAATGGTAAGATGGTGCCTAATTGTGTGCCAAAAAATGAAGAAGTTGTAGTGGAAGGTGAAGGAATTGTCACGCCAAAAAAAGATAAAAAACCAGGCAAACCACCAGAAGGTTCTTATGCTGCTGACCTAGCCGCAGGAAAGTATGCCAAATTCGGCTTTACTAAATCTGGTAAAGAAACTGCTGCCAAGAAGCGTGAGAGAATGAGTGAACTCAAAGTCATCGAACCAAAAGCAGGAACAGAAAAAGAGATGGTCAAAAAAAGCTATTTGGCCCAGATAAAAGACCCAGGTGATCTAGAGAAAGTTGGTCCAGAAGAAGTTGGTCCAAAAGACACCAAACTCGGACAAGGCAAAAGACCTGCTGACAGACTTGATAACAAACAAAAATTTGGCGAAGAAACTCTTGATGAATATCAAGAGTTTAAACAAGGCGGCGAGCCTTTAGCTAAAAAGTTTGAAAAAGCTTTTGCCAAAGCAGGTGTTAAAACCAAAATTAAAATGAAGACAGTTGGCAATGTCTCTGTGAATGAAGAACCAGAAAGTTTTTCTGACAAGTTTAAGAAACTTGTTTCTGAGAAAAAAGAAAAAGAAGATAAAGAAGTAAATGGCAAAGAAAAAAATCATAAAAAGGGTGAGGTTCTTAGCGGTAAAAAAGAGCCAATAGAAATTAATCCAGAAATATCTGAGAAATAATAACGCACACATAAATAAGTGTGAAAGTAATTTAAAGGAGAAAACCATGGCACTATGGGGAAAAAGAGATTCATTCACAGTCACTGGAACAGTTGCTTTTGTTAACACTTCAGACACAGTTGTTGGAACAGGAACAGCTTTTGTGACTGAACTTGACATTGGCGACATGATTGTTACGAGCGGGGGAACAAAATATAAAGTTACTGGCATTACAAACGCCACACACTTAACTATTTCTCCAGCATGGTCAACAGCAAATGCTTCAAGCCAAACTGTAACTGGTCAAGACACACCTAAGTATCTTTACTATACAGATGGTAGAAAAACTTTCGGTGTTGATTCAACAGAAGCACAAGTCAATGACAAAGATGCGGGTTGGATTTTAAGAAACACATACACCGACATGCACGGCGTCACTAGAATTAAGCGTGAAGTATTGGTTGCTATGTCAAGCATTTCAGGTGATGCAGAGGACGCAGTTTATCCAGACGCAATCATTACTATCAATACACAACCACAGAATTCGAGTGAAGAAACTGGTAATGCAGTTTCGTTTAGCGTTTCTGCTTCAGTTGATCCATCGGGCACAACACTCAACTATCGTTGGCAAGCAAACACTGGCGCATCTTGGGCAAATCTCACAGATGCTGGAGTTTATGCCAATACCAATACTAGCACGCTTGAAATTTCCGATAACACCGGATTGGATGGCAATCTTTATCGCGTACAGATTTCTGCCACGGGTGTTTCAGCCAATACAGTTTCTGATGCGGCAACTCTCGAAGAAGTTTAATCTACATGTTGGCCTGAGTCCCAGGAGTAGCATTCCCATTCAGTTGGGTTTATAAAATAGGAGTTTTAAATGGCAGATAAAAAGATTACACAATTAACCGCATTGACAGCACCAGCAAATAATGATTTGTTGCTTATCGTTGATGATCCATCGGGATCACCAGTTTCTAAAAAAGTTGAACTTGGTGATATTTTTGGTGAAACAGCACAAACCACATTTCAAACAATTAAGTTGGGTTCAGTTGCAAATACAGAATTTGTTACTGGTGGCACGTTTAAAATTACGCCTAGTGACAGATTTCTTGTTGATGGTTTAGCAGACTTTGATAATGATAGAATTAGAGTTAGAACTGCATTCACACCAGGATCCAATAATAATAGTTCGGTTGGTATGGAAGTAGGATCAATTGCTTGGGATGCAAACTATTTGTATGTTGCAGTTGCAGCGACAGGCGCCAATTCAATTCTAAGGGTTGCACTAAGCGGCTGGTAATATGATTTTTAATGATGATGAATTTGATGAATATGCTATAAACAATTACAGAAATCCTAATTGTATATCAGTCTTAGAATACTTAGAAGATTTAAATAAATTTAAGTATATCAAAAGACTGATAAACAAATATGTTGAAAAGAGTGAATTGAGAGAAAGATTAATACTGAATCACATAATCTTTCTCTCAAATGTTTTTGGTGTAGAAGCTACAGTAAATATGCTTCGATTTAAAATTGAAGAGAAGAATCATCACATACTCAATGCTTTTCTTGTAATGTTGAAATATATTCATGATAATGAAATTCACGATTCTGAATTGCTAGAAGAAATAAAAAGAAGGATATAATGGCAAACTTAGTAGACTTATATGTAGTTTATAGAATTCTAAGAAAGTTAACCACACCATTCGAAAACTGGCCAGCCTACAAGACTGGAGTTATCGATGCCGAGGGTAACATTCTCAAGTCATCATCTGAGAGAAACACTCAAGATGAAAGAGATTCTTTTAATCTGTTAGATGTGTTGATTCTAAACTTAAAAAAACTGTTAATGAAAGTTCCAGGCGGTAAAACAAAATTTGCAACATATGCCGCAGCATTGTTTTTGATTAAAGAAGAAAAGAATTTGACGCCAGATAATCTGGAAGAAAAGTTTGCAGTGTTTCTATCAAACAAAGAAACACTAAAAGAAGAAATTGCTAACGTTGTTGGGGCAGGCCGAATAGCAGGAACTACGGGTGATCCTCCAGCGGGAAGTAAAATAATGATGAGAAGATTTGCTAACAATGATGTTTTCGTTGTCGATACAAAGCGTTACTTAAAAGCGCGTTTGGGAAAAAGAAAATTTCTAAAATATGAAACGTATGTTGGCGACGATGATGTGGGTGAAGCAATTCGTCAGTACGGAAGAAAGAATCCAAAGAAGCCGATCATTCTTCAAGATGGAATGACAGGTGCGATGATTTTTTTACGTCACGGCAAAAGCGGATTATTCACTGAATCTTTTGGTGCTAGGTTGTTGATTGAGGAAATAACTCAGTCAGACTTAAAAAAGATTGAACAATATGCTGATAAATTATTTCAGGCGGTAGGAATTGATGTGGCATTTACTCGACATTTTTTAGATAGAGTAAATGATGAGAGAAATAGAAAACAAATTACGTCAGATGAATTGACTGCGTTGTTTAAAAAAACATATGAAAAACACGGCAAAAGAATTCCAAAGCTAGGCCCTGATGCTGAAGCAGTGATTAATGATATGCAATCTGACATTAATATGCCATTTGTTTTGAAGTGGGATAGAAGTGCCGAACAATTAGACTTGGTTGCTAAAACTGTAATGAGAAAGAAAAATTTTATGACCAGCAATCAGAAATTAACAGTGTAGAGATTAGCAATCATGTGGATTCTACAATGGCTTCCTAACTGGATATTCTACGGTATACTTGCAATAGGCATATTAGGATTTCTTGTAACTTATCTACTTAAATTTATACCGATTCCTGCTTTGTATATGTACAAAGCACCGATACAAATTGTGTCGGTTATTTTTATTGTCATTGGTGTTTACATGGCAGGATCAATTGCAAACGAAGAAGCATGGCAAGCAAAAGTAAAAGAAGTTGAAGCGAAGTTAGCAGAAGCAGAAGCAAGAGGTGCAGTTGAGACAGTTAAGATTGTTGAAAAAGTTGTAGTACAAAAACAAGTCATAAAAGAAAAGGGAAAAGATATAGTTCAGTATGTTGATCGAGAGGTTGTGAAGTTCGACAATAAATGTGAAATACCTCCTGCGTTTGTAGAAGTACATAATAAAGCAGCAGAGAAAATACAATGAGAATTGTTTTATTATGCACACTGTTATTGTTGGCGGGTTGCTCTACACCAGTACCAATAAAACCTAAATTTCCTGTTGCACCAGATATGTTGCTTGAGCCTTGCACGGAACTTAAAAAGTTGGAAAAAGAAGTTAAATTGAGTGATATTGCAAAGACTGTGACTGATAATTATATGTTATATCATGACTGCTCATTGAAATCTAAAGCATGGATCGAATGGTATAAAGTACAAAAAAAGATTTTTGAGGATGTCAAATGATAACACAAGAACAATTAAAACAATTATTGCCTAAGAATCCTTATGTGCCTCATTGGCACAAAGCACTTGAACAATTATTTCCTGATTATGAAATAAACACGCCTAAAAGAATGGCTGCGTTTATAGCACAGTGCGCCCATGAGTCTGCTGGGTTTACTGCACTGGTTGAGAATCTAAACTATCGTTGGCAATCATTGAGAAAAGTATTTCCGAAATATTTTCCAAATGACGCTATTGCGCAGGACTATGCTGGCAGACCAAACAAACAAGAAGCAATAGCAAATAGAATTTATGCAAGTCGCATGGGTAACGGTCCAGAAGAATCGGGTGATGGTTATCGTTTTCGTGGACGTGGATTAATTCAACTTACTGGCAGACATAATTATACTTGGTTTGCTGCATCACTTGAGATAACTCCTGAAGAGGCATCAGAGTATCTGACAACCTTCGAAGGTGCTGCGCAATCTGCCTGTTGGTTTTGGGAGAGCAACAAACTCAATCAATGGGCAGATACTGGTGACATTCTTACATTAACAAAAAGAATCAATGGTGGAACGATAGGTTTAGATGATCGTATTAAACATTACGAACATGCTTTACACGTTCTGGAGGTATAAATGGTGAGTGACAGAAAACTCTTTCTTGGGCTTCTCATTTTATTATTACTTCCTCTTACACTTGCAATATTTGGTGGAGATCGTTTCAGATATCCTTGCCAGGACCCTAAAAACTGGGATAAAGAAATGTGTAAGATGCCGCATTGTGATGTAACAAGAACATGCCCCGAACACATATTTAAAGGTCAACGTGATCCTAGATTAGGACCACCACCAACAAGGAACGAACCCATAGTACAAAACACAGGACAGATTTGCCAAACATGTCCAGCACCACAGGGAGCTAATAATGCAAAATAACACTCCATTCGTATATACTGAAGATCAATTGATGGCGAGACTGAAATTCTTTATTGGAGTTTGTCTTGCATTAACATTGACAGGTATTGTATTCGTTGTATTGTATTCAATCATCTTCGTAACACAACCATTAAATGCAATGTCACCAATCGATCAAAAATTCTTTGAACTTATTGTTCCGATTGCAACATTTTTAACTGGAACATTATCAGGTATTATGCTAGCGGGTAGACCGAAAGAAGAACAAGAAGCTATGCTTGCAGCACAGAAGCAAGCCACTGAGTCCTTCAAAACAACAATGGAAGAAACGAAAAAGCCAGCGCCAGAGCCAAAAAAAGCTGAACGCACTGAACCTGTACTCGGATTCGGTCCAGCACCGCAGTCTGTGCAATCGTTTCAAATGCCTGCGCCAGCCCCAGGATTTGGTGGTAAACTAGCGCCACCACCAGCACCTCAGCCGGAGCTTTAATATGTTGAAATCTATATTTCAAGATGGGCATAATGAAAGCATTAGCAGTAAAAGAGTTATAACTTTTTTGGCATTTGTTTTATGTGCGTTTGGATTTATAGCCGATATCTTTGGATATAAAGTTACTCCCGCGCTATTTGATTCAATGATGTATATTGTAGTTGCGGGATTAGGATTTACAGCATCAGAAAAATTTGCCCCTAAAGCGCCACCACCAGCACAACCATTACTAAAATAAGGAATAAAAATGAAACTAATCATTACCGCAGCAATCATTGGTTTAATTCCAATTTTGAGTTATCATAATATTTCATTTGCAGCAGAAACGAAAAAAGTTTGCGTGGACAAAGTTACAAATGACGGCAAGAAAGTTTTAGACAAAGACGGTAAACCTGTCCAGGAATGTAAAGAAATCAAAGTCCATCAAAAACTAGAAGGCACTAAGGTTCCAGAAAAAAAATAATATGATAGAAGATTCGAATCTAAGAACCGACGTTGAGATATTGAAGCGTGACATGCACCAGTTAAATGGGCTGTTCACGCGGCTCGATGTTACTATTGAAAAGCTTGGTGAGGTTTCTTCGAATCTCACCAGAATGCTTGCTGTTCACGAAAATAAACTGGAAAAACAAGAAGAGGCAGATAAACAATTAAATTCTATGATTGAATTGTTATTTGCTAAGGTCGAAGAGCGCCGCCGTGAAGTAGACACTATAAAGGATGATTTTCGTAAAGAAATTTCTCATCTACATAATGACATTATGTTAGAAATGAAAGAAATAAAAAATTGCACCACGAACTATCATTCCGAAATGAATCAAAGGGTGACCACTATAGAAAGATGGAAATGGATGATGATGGGCGGTGGAGCTATTGTAGGATTCATAGTTTCAAAATTCATTTGATTTTCGATTCTTCATGTGATAGAATGTAACGTCTATTGCACATGGAGTCATTATGAGTATGTGGATCGATCAAAAATATATTGGAATCCTTTCTGGCAGGCTTGACAAGTTCACCAGAAAGGATTCGTATACATACAATTTCCGCTGTCCGATCTGTGGCGACAGTCAGAAGAATAAAAATAAAGCACGCGGTTATTTGTTTGGCAAAAAGGGTGGCCTATTCTACCGCTGTCACAATTGCCAAGCCAGCATGTCTCTCGGTTCACTGATTCGAGTCATAGATTCAAATCTATACAAAGAGTATTGCCTAGAGAGATACGCTAGTGGTGAAACAGGATTTAAGGCGCACAAAAGCCATGGCTTTGTTTTTACTCCAGTTAGTTTTAAAAGCAATAAAGAAGACAATGCTTTCAACAATTTATTGACACCTCTTGATAAACTGAATGAAGATCATGAGGTAATTCGTTATCTTACATACAGAAAAATTCCGAAAGATCGATACTCTGATTTGAGATATGTAGATGATATCTCAAAGTTTAAAAAATTTGCAGAAGGATATGACGAGAAGATAGTCACGAATGAATCAAGGCTTGTGATTCCTTTTTTCGATGAAAACAATGAACTTGTTGGTCTTTCTGGTAGAGCATTGGGCGATGAAAAAATTCGTTATGTGACAATACGAATTAAAAAAGATTCTCCGATGATTTTTGGTATGAATACTGTAGACAAAGATCAGACAATTTATGTGACCGAAGGTCCAATAGATAGTTTGTTCTTGCCGAATTCAGTCGCGGTTGGTAACTCTAATCTAAAGTCTGTTGGTGAACATTTGTCAAAAGATAATCTTGTTTTAGTATATGACAATGAGCCTAGAAATAAAGAGATTGTAAGAGAGATGGAATCATCAATCAAGCAAGGCTTTAGCATTTGCATTTGGCCTGAAACAATTATGGCAAAAGATATCAATGAAATGATACAACATGAGAATTTAAGCACAGATGAAATTTTGACTACTATAAATAAAAATACTTTTTCTGGCCCTACAGCGATTATGAATCTTCTCTTATGGAGGAGATGTTAGGAGATTTCATGAGCGATGAACTTACCAAAGAAAAGCACTCACGTAGACTTCAGCAAGAAGAAAACGCAATTAAAAAACAGGTAAAGATTGCAAAGCAGTACGGTGTAGATAAAAAATATACGGAACAGCCTCATAGATTTGCGAAACACCATGTTTTAAACTGCGGCAATCCTAAATGCGTAATGTGTGCTAATCCTAGGCACACATTTGGTGAAAAAACAATTCAAGAAAAACGATTCGAACAAACTGAGAAATGGAGCGAAGATTGAAAGTTAAATTAATTAGTTATCAGAAACCATCAAACGAGTTGATCAAGGAGGGACTATATGACGTTCAAGAACTCATTGCATATTGCGCCCGTGTCTCCAATCCATCCAATCAATTCAATTCAGAGACATCAGAAAAACTCATCCGATATCTTGTCAAACACAAGCACTGGAGCCCCCTCGAAATGGCCTCCGCCTGTATCGAAATTGAAACTACCAGAGATATTGCTAGACAGATTTTGCGCCATCGAAGTTTTAGCTTCCAGGAATTTAGCCAGAGATACGCCGACCCCACCAAAGAATTGGCTTTCGTACTACGAGAAGCACGATATCAAGATACCAAAAATAGACAAAATAGTATAGATATCGATTTGAAAAATGATATGGATCGTCAGATTGCCTATCAGTGGGAAATGATGCAACAGCGTGTGATCACAGAAGCAAAGAATGCATACGAGTGGGCAATCAGCAAAGGTATTGCAAAAGAAGTAGCAAGAGCAGTCTTACCAGAAGG